ATTTGCTGAATAATAATATTAAACCCTTTGCCATTTACTGATCCATCAGCTTTACCGCGTGCATATTCTTGCTGCATAGATTTATTATGTGGAATAACTCTTGATCCTGTTGGTAAATCGACAATTTCGGCACCTGCATCGTGGATCATTGCAGGACCGCCACTCCAGTTATCCGTACCTTTAGCCAGCATAGGAGGAATAGATGGTTGATAGTGCTGTCCTCCAACTCCAGGAACCCAATCTGGAATATCAACGGATACGGAATTTATGCCGCTGATTACATCATTGATAGATGCTTTAATGCCACCTAAGACAACATCAGCAATACCTTTGATCGTTCCAAAAATCCCGCTAAAAATTTCGGTAACACCTTGCCAAGCTAGTCGCCAATCTCCTGTAAATACACCAACAATAAAGTCAATTAAACCACTAAATACATTAATGCAACCAGAGATGTAGACATTTATAATTTGCATTAATGCATTAAGATAATCGGCGATTAAATTTACTGCAGTTGATATAACCGCACAAATAATAGAAAATTCAGTGGAAAAAACTGTTTTCGCTAAAGAAATATATTTACCTATCGCAGTACTACTATCCCCAGATGCAGACGTAAATTTATTCCAGTAACTAACTATTTTATCGACGACTACGCCAACTTTTTCGCCTAAACCACCAAAAGTTTTTTGAAGGTATGCACTTACTGTATCCCAATGCGTATAAAGCAAATAAATCAAACCAATAATCACCATGATTGCAATACCCCATGGGTTTAAAAACATCATTTTCATTGCCACACCAACCATTTTTAAGGTAGAAACAATCGAAGTTAATCCTTTTGCAAGCAATGGAATCACTCCGCCTGCCTTTGTTACCGCAGACGCAAAATCTGTAACCTTGCCAAAGGCCGATCCAAAGCCAGTAACCACTTTACCAAGGACACTGACGCCTAACGTTCCGATAACAATAAATTGAGCAACATCGATAAGCATTTCTTTTTGTGCCGGACTCATTGCATTTAACGTATTTGCTATGGATTTTAAAATGGCAGTCGTTCTTTTTAATATAGGCGCCATGCCAGCACCTAAATCCATACCAGCATTTTTTAGCTCATTCATGGCAATTCTTGTTTTTTGTGCTGGTGTCATCATAGCCTCATAGGCTTCGGCTGTCGCACCAGAACTATTTTTTATTTTATCCAAAGTGGCAGCATAATCAGACATATCAGCTGTAATTTCTTTAAACCCGTTCACGCCTTCAACCCGCCCAAATAAGTGCGTTAAAATTGTGCTGTCATTTCCAGACTTATCTTTTATTTCCTGCATGAACTTCATGAAGCCAACCGCTTTTAAATGCGCTTCGGAAAAATCCAAACCGATTCCTTTTGCCGCTTTCTTGGACTGTTCGCTCTGTTTTTGAATTGCTGTAATCATACCCTGTATCTGTGTTACTGCTTCCGGTGTTTTGACACCTTTTTTCGTAATAGAGTCGATACTAGCTAAAAGTTCTTCTGTTTTGATTCCTGCCATACTGGCAGAAGTTGCAACGCCACCAATAGTCTGGCTGATTTCATTAAATGTGGTTTTACCAAGAGACTGCGCCGCTATCATTTGGTCAGAAACTTTTGTGACCTCTTCGGTTTTCATGCCATAAGCATTTAAAACCGTAGTTAACCCGTCGACCGCAGTCGTTTGGTCTGAAAAACCACCTATACTGGCTTTTGTTGCTGCCATCATAAATTCAGTCGCATGCGCACTATCAACATTCGCAGACAAAGCCTGATATTCTGCAGCTGATAGCTCTGTAACGGATCTCCCTGTGTCATCAGAAATTTTACGAATACCATTTGATAATCCCTGCAGGCTCACGACATTACGGTCGATTGCAGTGGAGACTTTAGCCATACCATCCTCATATTCGGAATGAAGCTTTATTCCTTCTGTTGCTGCCGCAGCTAACCCAGCAGAAAACAAAGTCATTTTCGTTGCTGCATTGGTCAATGATTTTCCCATGCCTTGCACGCTTTTAGAAACACGCTGATTTATTTTTTCAGCTTCTTTCATATCAACGGCATAGGTTTTAATGGCTGAACCGGCACCCTTTGTAGCTGCAGTTGCCGCTTTCATGGCACTTTCGTTTGTTTTTATAACAGAATCAACCGCTCGTAAGGTAGATGAGAATTGATCATTTAGGCGAAGAGTTGCATCAATAACTTTGGCCATCTATTCATCCCCTTCTGGGGTATTTTCTTTATTTCGTTCGTCCAGTTCACTACGGATAAAAGAAGACAAAATTTGTTTTTCACCGACTGGCAACCAATATATTTCGCTTGGTATTTTATGATGAAACCGCCAAGCATAATATATTAACTGTGTTTCCCAGTCGGTTTTTATTAGTTTTTTATTTCTTCGTCGGCTTCGTCATCATCTTTTTCATAACCAGACAATTCATTGATTTCATTATAAACATCAGCGATTTCACCGGATAAAAACAATTTTGCAAGAAGTTCTTTTGGCGTAGCAGCGCCAAAATGTTTCAAGAGCTCTTGATTTTTGAGATTTGGTGCCTTAACGCCATCTAAAATGGTAAAAACCTGCATCTCATAAATATTTACGTCGCGAACGTTTCCTTTTTTACCTAGATCAATGCCCATCCGTTGAATCTCTGCATAACGCTGTGCATCAATTGCCTGCAGTTCGAGCTCAAATTTAGTTTTCAAAGCTGCTGAAAGACGTTTTACCTCAAAAATTTTATGAGGTTTTTCTGTTAATTTTCCGGCATCTGCCTGTAATAATTTATCTAATAGTGACATTTTTATATCCATCCTTTTTATTTAAAATTAAAATAGCCACGCCATTGGCTTCACCAACTCATTCGCTTGCCTGGTCTAAAATATCCCAATCCGTAAAAGTAAACGGATAACTTTCTTCACCCAATTTTTTTGCTGTCCAATCCGCCAAAATCAAAGAATCAAATACCGCATCTTTGATGACAACACGTTCTGTTCCAATCGCGTCCGGATCAGATAATTTGCTAATAATCGTGCAAGTCGTTTGCTTTCCAGCCTTCATGTTATCCGATAACTTTTTAATCATGTAGCTGCTGACTTTATTCATTTTCAGGCTGCCCTTGCCTTCATAACCAGTGACTTTATATTGATCTGACATTACTTTTACAATCGATACTGCCGTTTTTTTCTGTGTCACGGTAGCTTTACATTCAGTAGCCTGAGCCATGTAATCTCCATCTATCCAAACTTCACCATGGGTTCCATTCATTACCTGTTTTGCTGCCATTCCATTCATATAATCATCCCTTTCCTATTTTATCCAAAATAAAAAGCCGGAATTTCCGGCCCATCATCAAATATATGAATTCATTGTAATTGCTTCGATAGCATCAAGAATTTTTAAGTTTGAAGTCAAGAAAACTTGATCCCTCGTATTTGCTTCTTTAGCAACCTGATCTTTCATTTCTGCCAATTCGGCAGCCGTATAATCCCCATTCGAAAGCAAATAATTCTTTTGCGCCGTCAAATCGAGATTTACACTATTTTTCCCGGGATCGAGCAACCCTTCTGTTTCTAAAGTATTGTAATATCCCTGAATTGCCGAAAGCAACAAACATTTATTGTCATAACTGTTTGCATATTTACCGATATAACTATCGTTTGCCGTGTCCTTGATATCATCATGAATCATATCCATGCAGTCAATCAGCTTGATTTTTTTGAAGCTGTCATTCTTGCCCTCAATAGTTGTCACAAAGCTATTGACACCACGAGCAATTTTAAATTTCACACCATCGTACATAATGAACAATTCACCATTACCAATTTTTGTATCCATTTGATCTTTCGTATATTTATCACAGTCGATAACCTCTGAAAGTGGTGCAAACGTGCAAGAAATTGTCATTGGGGTACCGCAAATCATTCCAGCAATCCGACTGCAATACTCAGCCGTTGTATAGGTTTTTGCTGCTGTAACAATTTTGCTATTTGTGAAATTCACAACACCTTCATTGTCTGCCTGACAATTTGGTAAAACTGCTTTGACCATTTTGTCTTTAACGCTGCGCAATCCTTTGATCCATGTTGCGATTGTTGTTGCCTCACCCGTTTTAATATCCGGAATAACAAGATAATCCCATCGTGCATGTTCTAATTCTAGCAACATATCATTGTAATCGGTTACTGAACTGTCTTGGATATATACCAAAATATGTTTTGGACTCGTCTGATAGCCTTCCAGCGCAAGCTCAATCTGCTCCTTATTATCTGCTGACAATGAATCTGGAATATCCGTTGTCGAATATACTGTCGTTGGATTTCCAAAAGAATAACTTGTTACCAAAGATTCCTGTGTCAGAATCCCTGTCCCAGTGGTGGTAATCACACCAGGCGTATTTCCGCCGCCTGCCGTTTTTTCCGTAATCGTAATTACAGCTAAA